AATAGAAATATAGTAAAGTGGGTCATATCAAAAGTATTTTATTTCTTTTTGCAGTGCGTGGCTTTGCGCAGTCCGTCTGCCCCCTCGCTTGCCCCTCAGATTTTTATTTTTTGGCTCTAGCAGAGTTTTTCCGAATTTCTGCGCTAGAGCTATTTTTTCTTCTCGGCTCGCCCTCGCTTACACGCTTTTTCTGAACGCTTTCTGAAATATTCTGAACCATTCTCTTTCAGCAGTTTCGCACCTTGCTGTCTCGTATTTTTTGGTGTCAGCTTGCTATATTTTGGTGTAAAATTATCCTTTTTTTATGTATGTTTATTACGTTTTTGTGTTGGTGTATTATCTTTTTATACCCTTGTCTTTACCGTCTTTCCTTTATGTAATATCTTACTTACTATTTTGTGTGCCACGATTATTTTTTTGTGTGGCTCGATTATTTTTAAGAGGGGTTTCCCCCTCTTTTTGCGTTGCTTTCTATCTAATCTGTTACTCTTTGGTAGTAACTAATTGCTTCCTCATTATCCTTGAAATGCTCATAGATAAAGTCCTCAATGTTACACCATAGGTCAGAATATAAACTACATAGAGTTTGATTCTTTTCGTTATGTTGCCAGCTCTTATGATTGAGTACCATAGCAAACTCTGTCATGTACTCAATGTTATCTTTCCATTCATCTTTTGCTCGGTTGTAGGTGTCCTTGACACCATTAACTCCGAACATATCAGCAATGCTAAAGTCAGTCCAGAAGGTTGTTTTAGGCTCATAGCCAATCATTTCAAAGATAGGGTTTGTGTATGTTGTAGTTAGGTTCATGTTGCGTTCTCCTTTTTAATTCTAAGGGGCTTATAGCCCCCTTTTCTAAGCGACCTCTATATAAGTCAGATTGTGTTTCTTCACGATTTCATCTAGGATTTTATTCATATCATCTGAAACTCGGTTGATTACTTCTTCTAACTTCTCAACCGTTGTATCTAGCCATTCTTCAACATTTTTGACTTCCAATTCTGCGATAGCTGTATCAATAGTATCTCTGTCAATCGAAAGCTCACATAAGCTAATAAAGGTTGCGTTTGGTTCACATGAGCCTTCATGAGCGATATGGTAGGTCTCTTCATAGTCCTTCATGTAGGCTTCGTCAATACGTTCTGCCACAAGTTCCCAGAACTCATTCATCATTTCTTCTGTAGCTCCGTAGTTCTCACTTAGCGTTTGTCCGTGCCACATATAATTGTATTCTGAAAGAATATCTACTCGGTTCATTAAGGCTGTAATTGACATAGGTTTTTCTCCTGTTTCTTAACTTCTTTATGTTTATATTATACACTCTTTTTCAGTGATTGTCAATAATTTTTTGATTATTTTTTTGTGTTTTGTTAATATTTTTTTATGGCGAAAATAAAAAAGCTAGTTACCTAGCCTTATATTTGTTCTTTGTAAAATTCGATCTTCGTGGTCTGTTTTAATTCTTAACCTTAGTAAATTTATTGATAAGGTCGGCTTGCCTGTTCGCATTATTGATAAATTCAATAATAAACTTATAGATTTCTCGCCCTAGTTTACCTTTACAATCATAGTTATAATGCACTCCATTTCTTTCTGTTAAACGTGTTACAATAGCAAGTTTATAATCTGAGCCATCATATTCTAGTTTCAAGGTATATAAAGAAGGTGTTTCTCTCCCTTCTGGGAGCTTGTAAGTTATTCCAAAATCTATTGAAATAAAGTTTTCTCCTCTCTCTACTGCGTGAGCTTCGTATAACTCTACCTTCCGTGCTTTTTCTAAATCATCAAAGATTGACATATTTTCTCCTTTTTTGTTAGTCTAAAAAATATCAATTTTTGCTGTTTTCAATTCCAACATCACGTCAAATCTGACGCTGTTGATTTTCTTAGCCATATCAACCAAATCCACGTTAGGCTTAAAAAAATCACTATAGACCAAGCAACTTTGGCAAAGGTCGTCTAAAGCCACTTTAGTTGCACCATCAGGAGTAAAGACTTGGTTCACATTAAAAATAAAATCTCTAATGTTGTCAAGAGCTTTAACGCTAGTAGCGTTATCGTTCATATCCTTTGTAAAGACTTGAGCGCTTTTGACAAGTTCAATGACTGCGTTTTTTGTTGTTGTTACTGTGTTGTTCATTTTGTTCTCCTTTTTTCTTAACCTTTTATATTTATATTATACACCTTTATTTTCTACCTGTCAATCATTTTGTATTATTTTTTTGTACTTTTTGATTATTTTTTTGTGTTTATTTTGTAATTTTTGTGACACAAATAAAAGGAAGAAGTAGCATTTGCTATTCTTCCATGTTCTGCCATGCGTTGCGTACAATAACGATCACGCTTATTCCTATATATAGCCATATAGGATAAGCTATTAGTTGTCCTAGATACATTTTGCGATTCTCCTTTTTGTTTTTGATTATTGCTAACCACCTTATAGGGAGATAGGTAAGTCAGTATGGAGTTTCAACTGTTTAGTAGGTGCGGTTTCTATAGGAGATTATCTATGGAGTTGCTTACCTATCTCTTTATAAAGTGGTTATATCATCACTCCTTTTCCCTGCTCGTTGCGTTGGAGATTGTCTCTACCTATATACACGAAAGTCTTTCCCATCTAATTTACGAACTGATGTTAGATCAATTTAAGGTAATAATCCATTAAATCTTCATATTCAGGTCGTTCGCACAATTCTACAACTTCGTCAAAGAAAATCTCTTTCGTTTTTTTCATTTCTTTAGAGTCGGTTTCAGCTCTTATTACCGAAATCAACCGTGTCATAATTTGATTCATCAGCTCTTTTCGCCTAGCATCTGATTTTACTTGTTCAACCGCTACTGTTTGTTGAACATGTTGCTCAATGGCTAATTCATCTTTTCTATTTATTGATTTTTGGGAGCAGTTATTTAACTTTAAGATTTCTTCTACATAATAATCTCTAATTTCTAAAGCCGTTTTGTTTGGAATGCTAGTCATAGAAGCGTATAAACCTCGCAAAAAATCTTTTTGATTACTTGTTAATTTATCAATATTGTCAATCATATATCTCTCCTGTTTGTTATCTTTATCTTTATGTTTATATTATACACTCTCTTTTATCCTTTGTCAATACTTTTGTCATCTTTTTTGTGTTTTTTGATTATTTTTTTGTGTTTTCTTATTATTTTTTTATGCTGTTCTTTAGACCAATAAGAAAAAGCCTATCATCTAGGCTTTCTAACTGCTTTATTTATCAACTATCCTTAGAGACGTATTCATAATTGCTCTAGGCGTATAGTTTGAGTGTACTTGTAACAAAGAACACCCATAAACTTCTACTGTATGAACTGTTCCTGCTTCTCCAATCGCTTTTAGGTTGCAAAAGTCATAAGAGTTTTCTTTTAGCATTGCTCTCATGCTCTGCAAAAAGCTCCCTGAGATAATTTCCTTTGCAGAAATTTCCCCTATCTTCGTTCCAAGATTTATTTCTTGTTCCATTCATCTATCCTTTCCCTTACTGGAAGATAACGCTCCCATCTTCATTACAGACAATCTCTTTGACTGTCATGTAGGTAAACTTCTGTTCAATCGCTTGCTCGATAAGGTTATCAATCTCTGGATCGTTTTCGTCATTCCATTCACTTTTTCTCTCCCAAAGCCACTTCTCAGTTTGTTCTTCTGTCATGGTTATTTCCTGACGCCCATAACTAGAACTTGAGCGCCAAGCGTCATGATAATAAATTTCATACAAAGTCATATTGCTTCCCTTTTCTTGATAGAAGGTTAGAAGGTGGTTTTATGCCACCTACACCTCCTCTTTTACTTTGTTAGGATTTATATTTTATTATCCCACCTCTTCCACATATACACCATTACGTTCCAAAAAGTCAGCGTGGTAATGTTTAATTGCTTCAACTTCTTGCTTATAGAGTTTTGACGCTTTACCCCACGATTGCAAACGGACGCCATATCTTAGGCGTTTCAAGTGCCTATAATCATTTTTCATGATATACATTTTAGGTTTAACTTTTTTCTCTCCTGTTAAAATTTTTCGGACTTCTTCACTATCAACTGGTATTCTCTGTTCTGTGATAAGCCCATTTTCTTCAAGCCACATTACACGCTTGTATAATGTTAATGCGCGTGAGATTGGAGAAACACCATCATAATGCCCCTCTACTAAACAAAGCAACCAATCTTCTAGTTCCTCTTTCGTCTCGAACTTCTTTTCACAATCATAATTAACCTTATTCCCCTTCCAATCGGTCACATTGCTTGGCGAATAACTATATTTAACCATCAACTCTTTAAGGTTAATAGACATTTTTTTCAATGTATCGTATGACATATTGCGATTCTCCTTTTTCTTAACTTCTTTATGTTTATATTATACACCTTTGTTTGCCGTCTGTCAACCGTTTTGTATTATTTTTTTGTACTTTTTGATTATTTTTTTGTGTCGTATCTAGTTTGTATAACAAAAAGAGCCTGCGCCTACAAGCTCTTACTTATAATCTAGTATCCTATGTCAACGTTTGTTTATAAACATCACACGTCCATTTTTATTAGTCAGTTTATAGCTGTATCGTAGCGATTCAACCGTTACGTCTTTCTTGAAACCTTTATAATTGGTTTTCGCAACCTTAAAGGTATTGCCAATATGTTGTATAGCCCACTCACGATACTCTGCACGTTTCTTACGTTTCTCGTACAGTTCAAGGGCTTCTTCTTCAGTTGAAAAGGTAAAATACTTATACAGTTCATACTCTCCACCGTATGCAAAGATATAGCTATAGTAAATGTAAGGTTCTGATAGAAGATTATTTACTTCTTCCATGCTCCACCAAGAATATTTAACTTTTTCTGTTAATGTTAGCGTATGTTTCCCTGTACTTTGATTGATACTTTCATGCCAATAGCCAAATTCATATCTTTTCCCATCTTTTTCCAAGTCAATTTTTGCAAAATCATCTTTGTTTTTCTCCAACGATCCATTTTCTCGTGCTACTACCAATGTGTAGCCATCTAGTAGTAGTTTTGCTAACTGCTCTGAGTAAGCCTTGTTAATATCTGTTCCTGAAAGTTTCATGTTGCGATTCTCCTTTTTATAGGGTGTTGCGTACCCTTTAATTTTTCTTTATGATTATATTATACACTCTTTTTTGTCCTTTGTCAACGCTTTTTGTCATATTTTGATTATTTTTTTGTGTTGTAAATAAAAAAACACCCTGAAAGCTCTCACTTTTAGAGTGTTTTGTAGTTCAATTTTCTGTCAGGATATTCAAGACTTCCTCTAAAATTCCCTCTTGTTCAGCAGTTTCAGGATAAATCTCCCAACCTCTGTCATAAGAGACGATTGTTTCTTCCCCAATAGATATATCTAGGTTGTAAACACGCCCTCTATCAATTCCATCTGGGGAAGGTTCATCACTTACCTTGGCTAAGTAGTCAACTTTTTGCCCTTTGTACGTCAGTTTCCCTTTATTCCACATAGCAAACCTCTCTTTCTGCTTATTCTGTCCTTATTGCCCTCTATTTTAGCCCCCGTCACGTTTTTAGAATCTCTACCTAGAATTACGCCACTTTACTTTAAAATGGCTTATATGCCCTTATATGAGCTTTTGGAGGGTTAAAGAATTAGACTGGTTTTTCTTGTTAGTGTCATTTCATAGACTTTGCGCATTTTTGTTTTTTATTCATTTTTTAACAATTTTCCCATTTTCTAAAATACTATCAATGAACCAATCATATCCCATAAACCCTTCTGAAAGTTTCATAATCCCCTCAAAGTCTTTTTTGTTTCCTACGGTCATTGTTACATTAGCAACCCAACCGTCTCCAAAATCGTAAGTAAATGTTTTTTTTGCGCCCTTATGCAAATCAAAGCCAAGTTCTGTCAACCTTTCTCTTTTTTTAGTAGTTAGCAACACTTCCTTAGCAAATACCTTGCCTTCCCCAGACCACTTTTTATCCCATGTGTTAATTTTACTGTGTCCGTACTCAAATAATAATACTGTCATATACTGCACCTTCTTTCTACCTTATTCTTGCTTGTCTAGTGGATTGTTTAAGTCCATTTCAAGTTGTTTTAGTTGCTTAACTAGGTATCTTGCCCCCTCTAAACCTTTTAGCTCGATAGGTTCGATATGGTCGTTATCAAACCCCAAAATAGGCGATACATACAATTCCTTAATCTCTTGTAAAGCGTGTAGTTCTTCTGGCTCATATTGAGGGATAGCTCTGGTGTCTAGGTCTAGGCGTGACTTCCCAACATTCCCTTTCTCGTCAATCCAAGCATAGCCTTCATAAGTTAAGCCCCCAATCGGCTTTGTGTTGATTGATTTATAAATTGGATCAAGATAATCAACTGGCAAGCTATCAGGCAAGACAACAAAACCATTGTCTGAAAAACCTTCGTTCCAATCTGCAAAAGGGGTAAAGGGCAAAATTTTTGAAGCCCCACGTTTTTTCAATTCTTCCAAAATTTCTGTGTATTTCATTTTCCTTCTCCTTTTTAAATAATTCCAAGCTCTGTAAATACTACTTTAACTTCATCAATCGTAGCCTGACTTTTAACTAGTTTTCTGATTTCTTGTAAGCGATAGAGGTTTACTACTAGCGTTTCTTTAAGAGCAGTCACTTTTTCTTCGCTTACATTTTTTGAAATACACCACTTAATCAAGGCTGTTAGACTGTCACGATAACCTTTTTCATTTTCTTTAGCTTCTTCAATACGCATAGCACCAAGATTATCCATGTATTCCTGTAGTTGCTTTTTCATTTCATCTGCGTAGCCTTGTACTTCTACTGGTAGTGTTTCATTCATGTTGCGTTCTCCTTTTTATAGGGCGTTGCGTACCCTTAACTATCTTTGTGATTATATTATACACCTTTTTACAACGACTGTCAACACTTTTTGTCATATTTTGATTATTTTTTTGTGTTGCGCGTGAGTTGTGTGTTATTAAATGTTGTGCTAAAAAATATCTCGATTCCTGCTCTCTGAGAATCCTTCGCCCTCTAACTCGCTCTTATTCCCCTTTATTTTAGCCCCTGACACGTTTTGTATCGTTCTGCCTAGAATTATGCCACTTTGTCTTGAAACGTCACACGCGCCATTTTATGAGCAAATAAAAAGGCTAGGATGACTAGCCTTGAGTTTAATATCTACATTCTAAAAAATCTCACCTTTCAAACTATTTTAATTCGATACAAATCCAATCATCTTCAACTTCCCAAGCTCTACGAATATGTGCTTTTAATAATTCACTTTCTGATTGATACTCTGTCAGATTTTTTACATCTTGATTCCACTCAATAAAATCCACCTTTTTAGTATTGAATTGTCTTGGCATATGAAAAACAGCTATACATTCATTTTCATTCTGATGAATAGCTATTGTGATTCCATGATTAAATGGGTCTAGCTCTTTTAGTTTTTCATATACTATCTTACTCATTAAACATACCTGCATTTACTCTATTTTTTCCTGTGTTTATATTATACACCTTTTTCTTGTTTTTGTCAATGGTTCTATATTATTTTTAGGTGTTTTCTTATTATTTTTTTATGGTTTATTCCCTTATTTCTGCCTTCTACCAACTTCCAAAACATATCCCTCTTTAATTCGTCCGTGTCGCCCCTTATTTTAGCCCCTATCACGCTTTATAATGCTCCACCTAGAATTATGCCACTTTTACCTAAAATGGCTTACACGCCCTTATATGAGTTTTTAGAGATAAAGGAAAAGACTAGCTTTTTTATAGCTAGTCTTTTCCTAATTCCTCTAAACGTTCCTCAAAATAACTTTCGATCCCTCCCCAAGCTCGTTCAGTATAAGCGATAACATCACTAAAATAGTTATAAAAGTCTAACAGCTCTACTTTAGGAACTAAAGGCTCGTTTATACTATTTCTGGTAAAGGACGCAACAGTTCTACAAGATTCATCAAACATACTGACAAATTCTACAACGAATACATCATTTTCAAGAACAAAAGAAACATACAAGCCTTCAATCACATCATCTGCGCTATTGATTCTTTCTATCTTTCTTTCTCGCATGACTTTCTCAGCGCTGTAGAAAATAGCGTACAAACGCTCTAATGCAGTAGTTGTTTTCTTGGCAATTCCCTGCAACCAATAATCAAGCTCCTCTTTGTCATTGTCATTCCTGATATTGGTATTCAGCCTATAACCTTTGCTCCCATCTGAAAATTCACGAACATAGCTATAGTCAAGATAGTTTGCTCTTTCTAGTCTGCTTTCCTTAAACTCAAAGCTATCTAAAATCCACCTATCTTTTTCTTTGTCGCTCCAAGTATAGAAAGACGGATATTCTGCCTTAATATAGTCCATCAGATTTTCCCAATGCCCCCCAAGGTCAATATCAATACGCTTGTCTTTCAGCTTGTCAATGATATACTTTCCCAAAATATCCCCTTTCTACTACTTAGCCTTTTACCAATTTTTCAATCGCTTCCCAATCTTCTTCCTTCGTTGTCATTTTAGCAACGTTAATCAAGAGTTTTTTAGCTTCTTCTGAAAGCTCTTTAGCGCTCAGATTGTTTTGGTTAGTTGCAACTTGTTCCATCTGCAACTGAAAGAAAAAGATTTTTGCTACTAGGTCTGATACAAACTCATTCAGTTCTTTCAGCTTTTGGACTGCTTCATTGTCATGGTCTGTTTCTCCATGCCATGAAACACCTTGTAGTAAGTCCTCTGATTTAATGTTTTGCGTGATTTTAAATTCCATTTTGTTTCTCCTGTTCTTCTACTTTCTCTATTTTTTTGAAATATTGTTCTGTCAAGGATTGTATATCCACTCTTTTTTCAATTTCTTTTAATTTATATACTGAAAAAGAAAATATTATCAGAACTCCCCCAATAGTTATAAAAATATATCTCACAAGCTCTGGATTCCCAAAGTACAACCACTCAAATACTGACATAAAAGAAATATCATTCTCTCCCACAAATTGAGATAACGTTGAATTTTTAACAAAATGAACTATCGTATATGCAGCAAAGCCTAAAAGAAGATTTAAACCAATCAAAACAAAGGAAACAAAAGAACTTACTCCTGCTGTAAGCATTAAAAATAAATATTTCCTGTTTGTGATAAGTAGCATATTTGATTTTGATAATATTTTAGATTTTCTCTCAGTATTCATGATATTAGCCTTCCTTATCCTTTCTGAGACTGTTTAGTTGACGGTCAAAGATAGCAAATTTTGGTGTCATTCTTTTTCCTCTTTCTTTGTATCTTCATTTTTTTCTAAACTATCAGCCAAATGCTTTATTGTCAATGATGCACCAAGTCTCATAAGATCATCATGCGAAAGATTTTTCAAATCTTCTTTTGTTAATTCCTTGTTGCTCATTTTTCTTTCCCTTCTTTCAAAAGTGCTTCTACCATTTCTTCAATCTCACGGACACGTCTAGCGTTGCAGTCACGTCTTGCTAACGCTCCTACACAAACATGAACTGTTCCATCTTCTGTCCGACAATAAGAAAAGCTACATCTACGGTCAGGCGTTACCTGTTTTGGTTTTTTTATCAAAGCAGATTCAATCCCACTTCTACTAGTCCTGTTAAACAATACACGAATATCCATTTTATTCCCTCAATTTCTTTTTTCTATTCTTCTACAAAACCATAATCTCTGATTTCTTCTTCATCTTCGATACTGGTATATCGCTTGTTTGTTGTTTCGTTCATATCGTTGATAATGTTATCCCAATTATCATCATCATGCAACTTTTTGATCGTGTATAAGCTGTGAATGTTACGCCCTTTGTTTAAGCGTTTAATTTTTGCCAAGACATATTCTTCTACGATAGCAAAGTATTTTCCGTTTTCGATTAAGTAGTAGTCCATAGTTAAAACTCCGTTTTCTTATTTATGTTTATATTATACACCCTTTTGTAATCACTGTCAACTACTTTGCATTATTTTTTTGTGTTTTCTTATTATTATTTTATGTTGCAGAAAAACAAAAAAAGAGGGTTGCCCCTCTAGTTTTTTTTTTACTTCATACACTTAGTTCCTCTTTTATACCCTGCCCTGTAAGCTGATAGAGTTACTTCCCCAGAAATATTAACCCAACAGTCAAGGTCTTTGTTGTACTCATAAGGATAACAAGTGACTTCTGAATTGTTTTCGCCTTTTGTTGTTCCAAAGACGACTTTCCCATTTTCTACATAAACGTTTTCACCATAAACTAAATGCCAACCATCTTTATCTGCCATAAGTTTACCCCTTTTCTTTTTACTTTCGGTCTGCTAGTCTCCCAAAATCTTCAACTAGCTTCACATTGTCTTTATTTAAGTCTCTATGGACTTCTAAGCGTGATAGAACTTCCACGCTTCCTGTCACGATCCAAAGGATAACCGATAGCACGACACTCCCTGTAGCAAGATACAAGGTTAGAGAAGGGAGTAAACTCCAAATAAACAGCTTAATGATAAATATAATGATTCTCAGCATACCTTTACTCCTTTTCTCCAAATATTTCTACAGCAACCCCCTGAAAGTCTTGCTCATGAACTAATTCAACAAAAGCAATCTCAGACAATAGTTCAGCAACTCCAATTAAAGACAATAAGCCAACCGAAAGTGTCATGTTCTTTGTAAGTGCATACAAGAGCGTTGGTGGGAACAAGCTCCAAATGATGTTCCTTGCTACTAATGCAACCATTTTAATATTCTCTAACATAATTTCCCCCTTTATATCAGTCATTATTTTTCTCCTGTTCTAGCTTCTTCTAAATAGTATAGGTAAGTTGAGTTCCCTTGGTGTTGGTTGATTTCCTTTTCTACTGCAAATGAAACCGTCTCAACTAAAGACTTACAACCAAGATATTTTTTCAAGGCAATAAGATGATTATATTCATCTTGCGTGAGTGTTATTCTTACAGATTTTCTCATTCGTTCTGTCCTTTCTGTAACGCAGGTGGTAGCTCTTTACTTACCTCACTCATAATGCCTTCTCTGTCCGTAGGCAAGGTAGCAAAGATTAACCCTGATAGCCCTGCTTCAACAAAAATCATTTCCTTAAACACAGCTTCGCAGATAGCAATCATTTTCTGCTCCATCAAATAAGCGTCAAGATCGTCTCCGTTATCCAATTCTTCCAAGTCGCACTCTGCCAACTCACAAGCCTTGTAGTATAGATTTTCTGCAAACTTTCGTCTTAATTCTTCCATTGGTTTTGCTCCTTTGTTTTTCTATTTCCCTTCATTTACTTGTTCCTTTAACGCTCTTGCTCCTGCTTGTAATGCAATCGCTCGAATTGTAAGACCACTTAAACGCTGGGCGTTTACAAACATTTGACTGCTTTCTTGATTTACTAATTCCCAATAATCTTTTGACATATCTTCCAAAAGTTGAGCCTGTTCTAGTGCCTTTTCATTTTGTGCTTCCATAAGTATTCCTCTTTTCTTATTTATGTTTATATTATACACCCTTATCTATCCTTTGTCAACACTTTTTGTGTTTTTTAATTATTTTTTTGTGCCAATCTATTATTTTTTATGGTGCAATTCCCCCTATACGCCTTTATTGGTTTTAGGGAAACATAAAGAAAAAGACTGGTTATAAAAACTAGTCTTTTAAAGATATACCTGCCATCTGCTTCATTGTAAATTATTGTTGTTTTACAAATGCAAATAAATTGTCATCAAGATTATAAATGTTATACTTACCATCTAGGTCAATCAATTTTTCTGTCTTGTCTATTGAGTTTCCTGTAGTGATTGAAAACTGCCCTGCGATTGTCGTTTCATAGTCCATCATAAAACTATTGAAGTAGCTTTCATCTTCAAATATTGAAAATCTAAGTGTTTGTTCTGCTACAGGGCATATTCGCATTTTAAACCCTGTCTTTGTTTCAACAAACAAGAACATTCCTCCTTCATGTTTTGAAAATTCACCTACAGAAAGAAGTTCACGAACTACATACCAATAGTTAGGTCTGCGATAGTCATTCATACTAGAAGTCATATAAGGCTTGCTACCTGTTATATATTCTCCATACTCATTGAAGCGTGATACAGCAACTTGATAGAGCCTTAGCCCTTTAATTTGTTCAATCATGTTCCCTTTGTATCCGTTTTTAGGGTGGTATGTACGCTTAATATCGTTCAGAACTTGGATAATAGAGCGCGTGTCATATTTTAAATGACTAGGAAGTTCTGAAATAAAATGGTCTAAGTCCTTCTTGTCATAAAACGGTGGATCAATTTTATCTAATTTTTCAATAAACGTTGTACGTTTTGCACCATAACGAATACTATACTCCCAATCTTCATCTGGGATAGCAATTTCGTTACCTTCATAATCTTTGCCATAGTATTCCTCTTTAGCAATACTATACCAGTCAGCTTCTGCTAATAGTTTAGCTACAACTTCCATGTATTGAGTGTCAGGCATTTTGCCATATTCATTGTATGGTGGTATATGGATTGTTACAGCAACATTTTCTTTTCCCTTGCAATCCTCTGTTTCTGGCACGTCAAAGATAAACAAAAATCCTTTTTGGTCGTGGTGCTTAGTATATCCTACTTCTTTCATCATTGTTACTCCCCTTTCTGTAATGCAGGTGGTAGTTCTTTGCTTACCTCACTCATAACACCGTCTTGATCTGTTGGCAATGTAGCAAAGATTTTTTTCTCTGAACGTCCTGCTTCAATACACATCACTTCTTTTTCAACAAAAATCATTTCTTTGAATACAGCTTCGCAAATAGCAATTACTCTCTGCTCAATTAGATAAGCGTCAAGTTCGTCTCCATTATCCAATTCTTCTATATCTTCATTCGCCAAGTCACAAGCCTTGTAATATAGATTTTCTACAAACTTTCGTCTTAATTCTTCCATTGGTTTTGCTCCTTTATTTTCCTAAGTTGCGAATACGTTTTCTGTACGCCTTTTCCTTTTCTTTGTATTCTTCCCAATCAACATTTTTACCTGAACCTAAATATGGAACACGTTCTCCCTTCCAAGGCTTTAGCTCTAAAATATCTCCATAGCCAAAAAATTTGACTATTTCTGATTCAAGATTATCCAATTCCTCTTTTTTAATCTTTAAACTATGATTTCTAAAATCATCTTCGCATGGAACAAGAAAATCATTTCTAACATATCTGTTCAGTTCTTTTTTATCCTCAAAAAAACTCTCTTCACGAACACTTCTGTATTCGATAGTTCTTTTATTTACCTTATAGATTTGCCAAAATTGAAAAAGCCCATACCCTGATTGACTAATTCTATGCCCATATAAATACTTAGGATACCCATCTGTATTTTCTAGTTCATAAAGGTTCTCGATTTTCTCGTCATCTGCAAATACAAAACTAACTTCCAATCGTCCTTTAATCTCATAGTTTAAAAGCAACTTCTCGATTTCTAAGTAGAAAGCGTAGCTCCCTAATTCAAGAACTCTCGGCATATCGAAAAAGTGCCAAGAGCGTGAAGGCATTTTTAATGCTTTATTCCCTTCCATGACTTGCTCTTGTCGTGTTTCTTTTAAGAGGTTTCTATCTTCCTCTGTAAATACAATTCCTAAAGCACGTTCAAGTTCATCAATACCTAAGTTCCCAAATCTTACTTCTACTGCCATTTTCATTTGCTCCTTTGTTATTTATGATTATATTATACACTTCTTTTTAACCCTTGTCAACACTTTTTTGTGTTTTTTGATTATTTTTTTATGTTTCGCGTGATTTTGCTATTTTTACACCAGAACAAAGTGTAGATATGCTCATTTTCCCCCTCTCTCGTCCTCTCTCTTGCGTCTTATCTCCCTCTCCGTCCATTTATGCCCCAAAATACAAAACAAGCGTAGAGCGTCTAAAATTGCCCTTAGAATTGATTAGGGAAAATAAATAAAAAGCCAGTATGAAAACTGACTTTTAATTCTATATCCATCTACCAGAATAATCTACCCAATATCTACCCTGCACCCACTCAGACCAAGCGTAAGCACCATTAGATTTCAAGTAGTACCAACCGTTATAGTATGAATCGTAAATCCATTCATTCTTAGCCATTTCTCCACCTGATTTCAAGTAGTATGAACCTTGCCAAGTATTCTTAGCCATATATCCACCTGACTTGAAATAGTACCAAGAACGATAGTATGAATCATAATACCATGCACTATTTACATAAGCTCCACCTGATTTCAAATAGAACCATGAACCATAATATGAATCATAAACCCATTCTTCATCTGCCATCTTTCCATCTGACTTCAAATAATATGAACCTTGCCATGTATTTTTAACATAAGCACCATTTTCATTCAAATAATACCATGCTTTATAAGATGGATCATACACCCACTCGTTTTCAGCCATTTTGCCATCAGATTTTAAATAATAAGAGCTTACCCAAGCATTCGTTACACGATTACCATTATTGTAGTAGTACCATGAGCCATTCTCTTTAACCCACCCATTCTTACTTGCTACAGGTTTGTCCTGTTTTGGAGCAGACGTATTCGGTTTAGGTTTGTCCTGTTTTTGTGTTGGTTGAGAAGGCTTCGCAGGACTAGAGGTGCTAAAGTTAGTGTAGTCTTTGCTATATCTTCATCAGCTACCGTGATCTAGCTTACACTAAAGTCATCTTTCAAGTTAAAACAAAAGAGCGATAATGTTACTTTATCGCTCTTTGCTAATATAAATTAGTCTTGTTTACGTTTGAGACTAGCAAGACCAAGAAGCCCTACAAATGCACCGACAAATCCAAGCATACTAGAAGCTGTACCAGTATTCGGCAATGATGGTTTCTTAGGTTCTTGTGGTTTTGGTTGCTCAGGTGTATGAGTTACAACCTTAGCTTCCATTTCTTGACCGTTGACAATGTTCACAAATGTATTTTCTACATCACCACTTGCAATACGCTCGACTTCAATATAGAAGTCAGCATCAAATGTTCCTTTTACTCCTAGGGAGTTAAGGAAGTCTTTATTGATAACGTAAGACCATTGACCACCTTTGGCATCCCACTTAACTGTCACAAGCTTCTTGATAAAGTCAGAGTTTGTACTTTGGTCAAACTCAAATTGGAAAGCATAAACAGCACCTTTAGCAATCTTATCACCAGCTTTTACCACTTTACCATTCTTCAGAATAACATCGTATGGCAATGTTATATCTTTTTCTGCTGTGTACTCTGTACCCTTAATAATACCTTTCCAATTACCAGTATAGCGATCATGCTTCGTATCAAGCTTATCCAAACCGTCATATTGATACAACATATGGTGTCTTTCTGGAACAGTTACTCCGTCAAGAAGGTACTGAATCAATTCACCCATTTGAACTTCTTTACCGTCAAGAACTTTCTGACCTGTTTTATCAAGCGCATGTTTTTCTGGGTGCGTTGGTTTAGGTGGTTCTGGTGTACGAGTAATAACCTTCGCAATCATTTCTTGCTTATTGACAATATTGATGAAAGTATTCTCAATCTTATTACCAGTTTCAATACGCTCGACTTCAATATAGAAGTCTGCATCAAATGTTCCTTTTACTCCTAGAGAGTTAAGGAAATCTTTATTGATAACATAAGACCATTGGCCACCTTTGGCATCCCACTTAACAGTCACCAGTTTCTTGATAAACTCTGAATTAGTAGCTTGGTTGAATTCAAAGGTAAAGGCATAAGAGCTACCTTTCTCAATCTTATTACCTGCTTTGATAACCTTACCAGTTTTCAATGTCACATCATAAGGTAACACAAGCTGTTTTTCTGCTGTGTATTCTGTACCCTTGATGATACCTTTCCAATTACCAGTATAGCGATCATGCTTCGTATCAAGCTTATCCAGACCATCATATTGGTACAATGTATCATGTTTTTCTGGAACAGTTACTCCGTCAAGATGGTACTGAACAAAATCACCTAGCTGAACTTCTTTGCCATCTAGGACTTTCTTGCCAGTTCTATCAAGTGCATGTTTATCTGGTTTCACATCTGGCACTTCAACTGTCACAAGATTGGATTGATAGCTATTACCAAAATCAATCTGTTTAAAATCGTTCTTCACGATTTCTCCCTCTTTTACTAATAGTTTAGCTGGAAGATCAATCGTCACATTTTTATTTTGCTTCACGTAATTGTTGTAGAAGCTCGCAGAGTCTTTCGCAACCCAAAGATAGAACTCACCTTTAGGGTTCAAATTCAATTCTTTCAGAATCTTATTGATTGCATCTGTACGTCCTTTGTCTGAAAGCACGTGATGCATCTCAAAGAGACTTTTCACATCTTGTCCTACAGCAGTCATCTTGATCTTGCTGTAGTCGACTGAGAATGCTTTATCTTGAACATCGTCAAAGATTGCAAACTTCTTACCAAGTACCTGCGCTGAAGCAAGAGTTTTGGTGTATGGACTGTAATCTGTTGTCAAACGGAAGGTCACGTTGCGATCAAACGTTGTCGCACCGTTAATATCCTTACCAGAATGATCTAACACAGATTTGACTGGTTTTGGAGGTCTTGGAGTGAAGTTTGTTACCGTGTTTGAGTAAGCCACGTAGTTATTCACTAACACTTTATAAGTGTTATCATAGAATCCCTTGTCATAAATTGGCTTCCATGTAATCACAGGAGCTTCTAAGCGTTTCCCTTCGTAAGTTGCAGTAAAGGTATAAGTGTTCTTTCCTACATCATAGGCAACGCCCCATCCTGCTTTCTCTACAGCTGTCTTTGTGACAGCCACATCAGGAACTGCTCCAGCTTCGAGTGGATCGATGATGGTAATCTTGTCCCCTTTTTTCAGATTCGCATAGATATTATCATGGGTCAATGTATAGGTCTGAATAGCGTTTTTAGCTACTGTTTGGCCATCTGTGTTGGTCTTATCTGTATCTGCTACAGATTTACGGACAGTAGGTTTATACTGCAATTTATAACCGTGATAGCTTGCAGATAATTTCTGATTTTTGGTTTCAGAAAGAGTTTTAAGAGCCAAGGTTGGCTTAACTGGATTTTTCGCTTTAACCAATTCAGCTGATACAGGTTCAGTCTTAACTGGCTTCACGGTTGTTTTTGTGATAGTTGCAGTAGTTGGAACTTCAACAACTGGCGCTACAACCTTCGTATTCAAAGCGAACCAATATGTCTGCCCTTCTGGTGTTGCAGAGCCATCCCATTGAGCAAAATCAGTAGTGAAATCAGTACCCTCAGTGAATACACCGAGTGCCGAACCCTTATATTGATAAGGAGAATCAGAAGTATCCCATGTAACTCCTACATTTTCCTCTGTATTATAGTTATCAGCATAGTTGTAACCATCGTTTTTATGGTATGTTACAGTTGAACCGTTAATCTCAACATTTTTACCATTAACTGCTCCTGCACCTTCCCAACCAATTATGTTATAGTTAAGAGATGAATAAGTTAAACTTACTGGAGTTTTTTCTGAAGCAGTGAACACTACTTCTTTACCATCAACATTGTAATAATAAGTATCAGTTACTCTAAACTTCATATAATCAGAAGTATCACCTGTACCATCATTACGAGTTACTACAAAGCCTTCTGTTGGATCGTTCAAGACATATACATCATTCAATCCTGTCTTCCCTTGATTAAGGATTTCAAATTTTCGATGGATACGAGAAATATCATGCTTTTTACCATCTGCAGTTGAAACAGTCAAACCTTTCAGATTTGTGTA